CATGGCACTACTCGGCAACTACTCAGTAATCTTGAAAAACCCAGCTACCTTTATTGGTGGTACTCAAGTGAGTAACTGTCGAAGTGCATTTGGAGGTTCTGACCAGAACCTCCAAATGCACTATGGTGAGTCAGAGGGCGGAGGACTACCGTCTACAGCTTCACTGCCTACAGGGACACAACCTCCTTACTCGTATCACCTAGCAGATAAGGGTGGTGAAATGTCCTCAACTACTCTAATAAACGGTACATCTGACCTGACATCATCACAGCAAAACGGTATTAACATCACAGCTTCACTCGAAGGCTCAGGAACAATAGATACCGCAGGACTGTCACTTGTTACGAGTATGATTGCGGCTATTGCAGGCTCAGGAACACTTACTGGCGCAATGGTCGGTACGGTGCAACTTGCCGCTGACCTCGCAGGTAGTGGCGATGTAGTCGGTTCGGTCTCAATGCTATCAGGACTTATTGCTAACCTTGCAGGCTCAGGTGTTATCTCATCTGACCTCAAGGGTAAGCTATTCATGGAAGCTCAGATATACGTCAACCAATCAGAAGCCACTGTAGACCAGATTGTCGAAGGTGTAGTAGACGGTATTGGGAGTATTACAGCGACTATACCTGACTTATTGAATACTGAATCTGGGGATATTATTATACCACTATCATAAGTATCTTGTGCTACAATAAAAGCATAAATACAAAGGAAAATAATTTTGGCAACTAACTCAACACTTTCGGAAATACGCAGTAACGTTCTAAGCCTTCTAGGCAAGAGTGACGCTACTACATCTAACAGAGTGACTAAGTGGATTAACTTCGCTCAGGATGACTTTACTTTGCGTGAACTTTGGCCGTTTCGAGAGAAAACTGGCACGCTAGCCACGGTTGCTTCCACACAGGAATATGACCTTTCTACCAACTTCTCTGATATTGATGAACAGAACATTATCTCAGTTGCAATTCAGGGGACGAACGCCAGCAAGCTTATTTACTGGCCATACAATCAGCTACGACAAGACTTTCCAGACTTTGACCAAGAAGGAGCAGGTGTCCCAACTCGGTATTACCTAAAAGAAGGTAAGATTGGTCTCTGGCCAGTACCGAACGGTGTGTACACGATTGCTATTGACTACTACAAACTCCCAACAGAACTTTCAGCTGATAGCGACCAGCCTATCATACCAGTCAACTACAGAGAAGGGTTAGTTCACTATGCACTATCTATGGAGCATGATTTCAATACTGACCCCGACCTAGCAATCAAAGAAATGAATAGGTATGAACAAAAGGTCACATTAGCCCGCCAGAACTTACTATCACAGCCAACCGACTCAGGTAGTTTCACCATCCAAGGGCCTGATAATAGTTGGACTGGCCGATATGCTAATGAGAGAAGGTAGTGTATGCCTACCATTTTCCAGCAAAAACAAAACTTTAAAAGCCAACCAGAACAAGTAGTAGAAGATTTTAAGTTCGATGGAGGGCTTGTTGTTGACGTCCACGAGACAAAGCTACAACCAAACCAGTCGCCTAATCTACAGGATGTCCGCCACGACACTACTGGCAACTTGCTGACAAGGAATGGATACCTACGTTACAATGGCGACCCGATAGGCGCAACTAGTGATGAAGCAAATACGGGTGCATCTACGGGGACTATATCTTTGACATCGACATCCACTTATGTAGCGCAGACATTTCAGGTGGGCACACTGGCTACTATGGTCCAAGTTGATTTTTACCTTGAGATGGATAACTCTGGCGAGTCTCAATATGTTAAAGCGGAGCTTTGGAGTGGGGCAACTGGCCCTAGTGCCAAACTTGCCGACGCGCAAATAAAGTTTATATCTGAGGCTACTGAGACAAAACATAGCTTTAGGTTCCGCGTTCCGTATGCGCTTGCTGCAACAACAGAGTTTGCAGTAGTCCTTTACCCAATAGTGGTACAGAGCACCAACCAGAATGTAAATGCGGTCCTCGTTCATCGCACTGGTAACTCATATGCCTCTGGGGGCGCTTATAGCTCTTCTGACAGCGGTATCAACTGGTCGGCTGTATCAAATGTTGATTTAAAGTTCAACGTCTTTACAGGCGGTAACACAGGCTCAACGGGACTTATCCGATTCTATGGAGAAAATAGTGTTTCTAAGACAATCAATAAGATTGGCACATCTTACTACCTAGGCAATGACACCACAGGGGCGATTTCAACTGTCACTATGAGTAATGGCGTAACACCTCTAGCGGCTGGATATAACGATTACACCGTATCGAACGGCACATTGCTGTTAGTGGATAGCTCTAACTACATTATCAAATACCGTGGCTCAACAAATGCTGCCTATAGTACGGGCACCATAACTGCCACAAGTGGGAGCGCTACTTTAACTGGTTCGGGTACGAGCTGGGCAACAGCGACAAATGCAGAGGTAGGAGAGTACATCAAACTACCTGACTTAAAGTGGTACAAAATTACTGCCATTGCAAGCAACACATCTCTGACAATAGAGTCTACTTATCGTGGCTCAACGCTTTCTGGCCAGACATATACTATTTCTCCATGGGGAGTAGTGCAGGGTCGTTTCAACGATGGCGCTGCTAGCCCAACCTCAGAGGCCGTCACTTCATTAGTACGCCCGCAACCAGCTTTCATTGAAAACCACATAAACCGAATCTGGACATTAACAGGTAACAGCCTACGTTTCTCAGCTATAGACACCTCTATTACAGGGGAACACTTTAATGACTGGGATACAAGTGGAAATGCTGGAGAGATTATTATACCTAGCGGTGACGGTGACAGTGGCACGGGACTCTACTCTCTTGGTAACTCACTCTACATTTTCCAACGACGGGCAATCTGGCGACTCTATGGTAGTAGCCCTGCCAACTTTGAGCTACGTAACGTCACAAATGAGATAGGCATGATTTCTCGTAAGACGCTTGTTGAATATGATGACTTGCTCATCTTCTTATCTGATTTTGGAATCTACCTTTTCGATGGGTCAAATCTTCGCAACATATCAGAAGGGGTTGTTAACACACTTGTAAATAGCTGGGCGAATAAGACGTCCCCAGTAGCAACGCTTTGGGACAATAAATATCTTATATGCTATACAGAGGCTGGCCAATCAGCCAACTCTGCTGCTATATTCTACGACCTTAAAGCTGGGACTTTCTGGAAGATTAGTAATATATATGCCTCTGCGTGGATGACTTGGGCTGGCGGCACCGATGACGGACGACTCTATTTTGCATCTTCTAACCAAGGCTCTATTTACCGATGGGATACTGGCAACCATGATGACGGTTATGAAATATCAAGTCTTTACGATACACCGTCTCTAAGTTTCGGTGCGAGTATGAACGAGAAAGCTTTGAAACGATTCTACCTCCAACAACTTGCTATTGGCGACTGGAACATGCAATCGACAATGTTTACGAACGTATCAGAGGTAACGACTAGCGCACAGCCAGTGAACTTAACTCCTGGGGACACTTCGCTATGGGATGTATTTGAGTGGGACGTTGACAGTTGGTCTGGCGAGGGCGCAATCATTCGTACTCGTATGGCTGAGTTCCAGGGACAAGGTCTTTACTTTAAGTTTAGGTTTGCACAGACTGGCTACGGCGAGGGATTTCAAATACTTGGCATGTTGGGCACCGCAAGGGCCCGAAGGCTGAACTAATATGCCTTTTGTAGAAGACCTACACGTATCGTCACTGTCTGGCTCTACGCCAGAGGAAATGATACAAAGCCTTGTAAAACAACTCAATGAGTGGGCTCGTGAGATTTCTAATGAGAAACTGACAATCACTCAAAGGGGCGATGACGGAAATGTTCGTATTGTTCAAGGTGCCCAGCAAGTAGGGGACACACGCGTGGTTGGTACTATCTACTACGATACTGATAACGTTGACCGTATCTTTATTGGCCTAGCACCTGATGACAACCGACCTGGTATTTGGATTTCTAAAGAAGGCGAGAGCGTTATTGCTCTGCTAAACGGATAGTTCCATGCCAGCGTCAATAGATTCAGCACGGCAGATGAACTTCTCGTCAGATTATCCAGTTGACAAGATTGTGTGGACATATGAGGGTTCACGGGCGCTCACTGGTTTTGAAACTGCGGACATCTATATCGACCACAACTTACCATTCAGGCCTCTCCCGCTAGCGGAATGGACGACTGACCCAACCTGGACAGTGAAGTACGAGTTCTCTAGTGGCCCAGTCATCAGCTCTGGGTTTAGCTATAATACTGCCGTAAGCGCAGGCTCTAGCCAGGTGTACATCAGCCTAAGAAATAATACAGGTATTGCAGCGACTATTTATTACAGGATATTCTGCCTTGCACCATCAACCGTGACTAATAATGTAGTCCCATTCACCAATAACCTCGCTAACCAATATACGTTGACGACTGATTTTGTATACCCAAAGCTGTATGAAGCAAGCACCTACACTATCCCAGTCACATCTGGGCTCCAAACATTCTCAATCAACCACAACTTAGGGGCAATACCGCAGATTCTAGTATGGTCTGAGACTACTTTTCCATCTGGCCATATAGTCCCTGTCAACGGCTCCCTCCCAGAGGATGCTTCTACTCCGTTTGCCATAACCAGTAACGTCACCTATGAGGCACGGATTAATAGCCTAGTCATAGCTGCCAGGCTTTCAAGCTCACGGCTAATTGAATATAGGATTTACGTCGATGAACAGTAATACCCCAGAAATGTATATCTCTACTTCCGACTACTCGTCTATTCGGAGTGATGGCGGGAGCACACTAACTGTGACGGTACCTGCATCAACAGTGGTCGCGGGTAGTGGTACGTATTCAATAAGTAGTAGTGTTGAGCTAGGCGGCCTTGGTGCTGGA